AACCACACTGGTCTAAGCGAATAGCATCGAAAGACGATTCTACCACATAAACCTTACTTGATGTCTTAACTCTGTGAAGATTAAAAAGAATCTTGCTCTTTGGCAATCCTGGAGTATTCTTGAAGTCTTTGCCCTCAATTGAACGGCCAACAAAGCCTACCTCCATGCCATCTGGAGAATGAACTGGAATAGTTACCATGTCCTGCTTCTCAGAAAAGCCTAGTGAAAACTTCTTTACAGAATCTTCTGTGATTAATCTACCAGTGTAATAACGCATGGCACGTGGTGACTCTAAAGCTTGCTGATTTAAACGCTTAATCAATACTTGGTCATACTGGGTATAGTCTGGTTTAGCAGCTAACTTTTTGGCAATATCTTGCTCTAGATTACCCTCTTGCTCTTTACTTTTAATAAATCTAGCAGCCTCGAAATAGGTTCTACCAGAGGTATGCATAGTAAGCTGAATAAGGTCTGTAACCTTTTGACATGAAAAGCAAAAGAATACTCCACTAAACTTGTCTACTTCTCCAGCTGGAGTCTTATAGTTTCCGTGGAATGGACAAAAGATAATATAGTCAGAATCAATTTCTGACTCAATGTCAATGCCTGCTCCAGTTAGGACTCGTTTAATTTGCTCTGGAGTATAAGATGCCTTAGCCTTCATGGTTTACTTATCCTCAAAACTCTTGTACTTATAGTGACCCTTATCAAAGTCTACCTGAATCATAAACTCACCCATAAATCCATTACGGTTCTTACGGAATACACACTCTAGAACATCGCTATTAGTAGCACGACCCAGAGCTAGTACCCAGTCAGCGTCATAAGCGATCTGACGGGACCATGCGGTCTGACCTAGGGTAGGAACAGTGTCCAATTTATTAACGTCATCTGGGGTAGCTGAAGAGATTGCAATAATAGGCATTTCCTCAGAGATAGCCATGAGCTTTAGTTCACGAGAAAGGTTCTTCATACGAACAGTCTCGTTATCAGACTTCTGGTTAGGTGACATGAGCTGTAGATAGTCTACGATAATCATATCTGGCTTGTACTGATCAATCTTTCCACGGATAACAGATGGAGTAACTTCTCCACCAGAGTCATTTGAGATAATATGGAACTCTGGTTTACCAGCTAGCTCCTTCTTGTGCCAACGGCGTAGATCATCCGTCTCAATTAGACCTGCAGATAGCTTACGGTGAGACCATAGACCTTCACCCATGATGGCAAATACACGGTTACGAACCTCTGTCTCACTCATTTCAAGAGAGATAATTAGAGGTGACTTACCCTGTTTCCATGCCTGTACTGCCATATACAATGCGAACCATGACTTACCAATACCTGGGTAAGCCAAGAATACTCCTAGCTGTCCTGGCATAATGCCAGCAGGTAAATAATCGTCAAATCCTGGCAAACCAGTTTTAATACCAATTGATCCAATGGCATTTTGACGCTGTACGTTTTCATAGTAGGCTACGGCATCTTCAATATCAGTTGCATCAATGTCTCGGATAGTAGATGTATTCTTCTTTAGGGCAGAAGTCTTAGTAATTAGATCTTCTAGAGCCTTAGTACCCTGACCTGCCTGAACCTCTGTAGCAGTATTGCGAAGGATATCCTTTAGGCTATCGGTTAGGTACTCAGACTGTAGCTCCTCTAGGTGATACTTAGTTGCACCAATTCCATCCACAGGTGAAAAATCACGGAACTTCTCGACTACCAAAGAGGTTGGTGGAACAGTTCCATTATTCTCAGAATAGTTACGAATAAAGGTCCAGATATCGTTGTGGGTACGTAGAATACCGTCAACATTTGCCTGTAGCAAAACATGTACCTGCTTATCTGCAAGTACTGCTGAAATTAGTTTAGCCTCTGTATTACTCATTTAGCCACGCCTGAGCTAACTTTCGTCGCTCAGCTCTCTCTCTTAGGTCTCGGTTATGGTCTGCACGACCATCAATAATTTTGTCTGCATAGTTTGCAAAGTATTTCCACGTAGGACTTTGGGCTACGTCGAAGTAATATTGTAGCAGATCGTAGCACTCATGTATACCATAGGATTCAATAAGTGCATCGGATGCCCATTGCTCAACATTAAGGTTTAGGACTGGCTTTTCTTCATACTTAGCAGTATGCAGTTTGCTATAGCGAGAAAGCAAAGCCATACGGTCTTTGCGTTCTGCCATTAGTCTTCCTGATTCTCTTTGATCTTCTCTCGGAGCTTCTGCTCAACAAAAGAGTATACTCGCTCAAATGCATCATTAGCATTCTCGCCATTGCGCTTAGAGTCTTCAATGCCTACGTCAATGCGTAGTGACTGGAAGTTACCCATATTTAGTGTGTACCCTAGCATTACATTAATCTTTGTGCTGTCATTTACAACAACATTATTTACTACTTCGGTCATACCCGTACCTTCTTTTTAAATTGATTCTTGCCAAACTGGAATGAATCTTCCATCTTCTGTTCTCGTATATGTAAGCATACCATCTCCAAGTCGTCTTGTCAACTCTTGTCTCGTAGGAGTTATATTGTTAGTGACCAACTTATCTTTTCGTGGTGTTCCAATGTGGTAGGAAGCCAGTATATCACGAATCTCATAAACTTGCGACTCTGAGTAATAACTTCTTACTTGCCAACCTGTCTCTCCACCCTTCTGGGATCCAGTTGGACGTGGTATTATTCCACGATTCATTAAGGATGGCATATACTTTTTATGGCGATTAACTAGCTGAGCTGTTTCGCCTACGGTATAGGCTCTTTCACGCTTCTTCTTAAAATCTGTGATTAGACAGCTTTCAATTCTATCTTGAACAATATTATAAACAGACATAATGCCGTTAGATTTATTTAGATGATGAATACGAACAAGATCACCATTCAAGAACCATACCTTTTTATTACCAGAGATAGTTCCTGCAAGGTTATAGTCTTCTGTGCTTAATCGTCTAGGAAGATCAACCATGTTTGCCTATTAGACTGGAACACCAATAGCGATCAGATGTACCTTTACCGCTACCGATCCTGCAGTATTAAATCGAATAGTACCATCTACTCTTGAGGTAGATATGTTTTGAAGAATTACTGAGACTTGCTGACCAGCTGACGTACCCTCTAGCAATACTGGAGTGGCTGTGACAATAGGTGGATACTTAAACTCACCCTTAAATGTATATGAAAAAGGTTGGGTAGTATCGGCATTTACAGTAGTGGCTGTCTGATAGATTACCTTTTCTCCAGCTACCATTTTTGTTTCAGTAATAAGTGAGTTCTGAAGTCCATTAGTGGTATCTATAGATGCATACTTATATGTTGCAGAACTAGTCTGTGCTGCAATCTCATTAACTGCTTCAACTATTTGATAAATATAAGAAACATCTAGAGGCTGTCCTCTATCTGGCGTAGGTATTTTTGACATATATCTATTATAGCATTAGATGCTTGATTCTGCGGAGTGGAATAAGATTGCTCCTGGAGACAGTATCTTTTTGTCTGTAGATGCCTGAACTAAAAATTGTATTTTAGTTGCTGCTGCAGTTGCAATCATTGAAAATGTATTTGACGTGACAGTTCCTTGAAATACATAATCACCCCAAGTTGCTGGAGATCCAGTCTGTGTTCGTGCATACACATCAAAGGCTTTATTTGTTATAGTATCTGGTAGGGTCCAGGTTAGATTTGCAGTCTTACCAGATACAGAAAGACTCTTTAGAATTTCTCCACCAAGATTTACTCTCGCAAGGCCAGCATTATCAACATAACTTCCAGTATCTGTACTAGCTACTGAAAATTGAGTTGTAGACACTACATCGGTTATTGTTGTAGATACATAAGAATATTTTGTAGGATTAGTATCTGAAATGGTAACAATATCTCCAACTATAAAGTTGTGAGGAGTTAGTGTAGTGTAAGTAACCTTGGTTCCGCTTGCAGAAATATTTGATATAGCCTCAGTGATGTAAGGTACCTTTACGGTATACAGAGGAGACCATTGAGAGATTCTATTTCTATCGTCTGATACTATTCTATATCTAATTAGATACTTATTATCTGCTGTCATTGCAGGCAAGTCCTTTATTGGAATAGTTACCTTTTTGATTACAGACACTATACACTCACATCTATCGCAAATCTAAATTCAACTAAGTTAGTTGTATTTGCAAGCTTTACAATTGTTGCAGCGTTAGTATTTTTTATTACAGAATATCCTGTCATTCCATATAAAGGATTTGGGGATGTTAAATTATCGATTCTCATTGCATCAATTGCTATATAGTAGTCAGATGAGGGGGTATCTGTATCATCTAGGACTGTAGCATACATCTTTACGACACTAACATTGTTCCAAGTGAATCCAGTACTGGTGTATAGAGATTGGAGCTCTTTCTCTATTACGACATAT